AATTGAGTTTCCTAAACCATTCCAAACACGTTGCGTTTTTACACCTTGCTGTTGCACCAAGGGCATTGTTTTTAAAGCTTGGCGTTCTAAAGCACTATTTAACTTTTGGTTTATTTTCTTTTCTGCATCTTCAGCAGTGTAGCCAATATCCATTAAGCTTTTCTTTACTTGCTCTGATTGGGTTCTTACTTCATCAGAATTTAAAAGAAACTCTATATTAACAGGTTCAAAACTCATTTAGCTTCTGTGTCTTTTAGCGAAATCATCGCCAGTTTGTTGTATTATTTCGTCTTCAGCATCATCACTTTTAGACGTTGTTTTTATAAATCTGCTTCTATCTGCCATCATTAAATAGAGGTTGGCTCGGTTTACCTTCCATAGCACGTAATGCAACGTCCAGCCTGTTTCTTTAATAATTTCAAATAAACTTCCCCAAGGGCTATGTAAGCCAACTTGCTTTAACTCCCTTGCACTTTTTGACCGATTTTCGGTGTTGTCAGTTTCATTAAACGAACCGATTTCGTAATGCTTATAAAATCCTGTGTGCCACCATTAATTACCAAATACGTAACCAAGTTTAGCATGACCGCTGGTGTTAAGTGCCAGCGTAAATACCAAGCTAAAAAACGGGTGAAAAGCATCCCTGTTAAATAGCCGTTTAAAATGGCAACTGCTACAGCTTTGCTAATGGCTACAGAATGTTTTGCGTGTGCTTCTAAAGCTTTTTCTATGGTTAAGCCTTCTAACTTTTCTTGGGTTAAACCTGTGCTTAAATAGTAGCTAGCTATTCGGTGCATTGTACCTTCAAACGGACTTGTAATTTTTAGGATGAAGGTTTTTTTAAACAGACGTATTAAAAAAGGGGTTGGCAATTTAATGGCAACCCCTTTTTGCAAAATAGTGTCTGCCACAGATTTTTCAATGTGTGGGTTTTCTTTCATCTATGCTGGGTCTGTTAAAATCATTGGTTTTAACGCCGCAAAATTAGGGGCTAAAACGGTAAATTTTACAGGGGTAATTAGCACACCACCTTCTTTAATTTCGCCTGTGTGTCTGCCTGAAACTTTTACACGAGGAAATTGTATAATATGCCCTGATTTTAAAGTAATTTTTAAATACTTTTCAATGGCTACATTTTCGCTTGGAGAGTTGTAAGAATCTACATCTGCTACCGTGGTAACTGTACCGCCCATTAATGCCACTTTTTCGGCTGGTGTTGCCCCAAACAAATTAGCCATTATTTTTGCCGCACCCGCTTGGTCTATAGATACCACAGGGTATTTTTGACCTTCTACAAAGTGATTGGTTTCTGTAGGTTCAGGTTCGTCTAATGTAATGGTGTCTTTGTAGATTACCTGTGTTAAATCTACTTCGTTTTCTAAAGAACCGTCTAAAGTAGCGATATCGCCAACTTCAAATTTGCTTATTCCATATCCGTATTTTCCCATTTTATATATTTTTTATAGGTTATTTAAAGGTTTATTGGTCTTTTGAAATTTCATCTAATTGCAATTGTATTGCTTCTAAAGCTGTTTTTCTTGCTGTTGATGCCTTTTCAACGGCTAAAAGTTCCTTTAGGATTACCGGGTCTTTAATCTCTTTTAAGGCTACTTTTAAATCGTTTACATTTTTTTCTAAAATGCCATCAAATGCAGTTGTTTCAACTTCTTCAGTTGTTTCAACTTCTTCAGTTGTTTCAACTTTTAGCCCTCTCTTAAACTTCTGCACTTTTTTAGAACCATCTAAATTAGCTTGTCTGTTTTCTGCAATATCTTCATCCCAATAGCCTTGTGCATTAGAAGTCATAAATACTTCAGGTTGCTTTGGGTTGCTGGCTAAAATTGTAGCAGCATTTTCTTCGATTTTTTTTTGTGATATTTTATTCATGATCTAAATTCTTTTTACGATTTGAAATTTGGTTTTAAACACTTTGTAAACGACTAACAAAACCAGTACAATTAGTCCGCTGGCATACCAAGGAGGTCGCCAAGGGTTTTGCTTTTCTGTTTCTTTTAAAGCAAGGTTTGTTTGCGTATCTGCCACCTTTTCAATAGAGCCTTTATCTACCGTTTTGGTGGTTTTCTTTTGGGTGTACTTCCATTGTTTAGGCTTGGCTTTTTGTAAGTGCAAGCTGTCTTTAATGCTAGGACTATCAAAGGCTTCTATGACGGTTTCTACCGTTTCTATAATGACCTTATCGGTTTGCGTTTTGGTATTTTCAGAATGCTTTTGGTTAAGATCGGTTTCTGAAGTGGTACGTTTATAACTACCACAAGAAACCGATACAACTAACCAAACAATCATCGTTAAAAATTGCCAATTTTTCATTATATTTTTGCTAATTGAAAATGCATACCGTCTTTACGTTTCCAAACACCGCCCCAATGAAAACCAGCATCTGTAAAACAGGCTACTAATTCTTTACTCATTTGTGGTTGTTTTCCTAATCCGTTCCAAGCTGCATTAATATCTATAGCAATACCCCAACTATGTAAAGACCATGTTGTACCACCTCTCATGTTTCGGATATTAAAACAACCGTCCCATGTTTTAATTTCTGCGCCTAAACCACGGGTTACAACATTTAGCAACGCCTGTTCTAGCTTTGCTATCATATCATAATTGCAATAAATACGGCTTGGAATGGCTGGGATTGCTTGGGTGATTATTTTAGGAACTTTATACAAAGCCATAAAAGAACGCTCCATAGCAACGTTGGGCAAACCGTATTTTTTTATGCAGTCATTAGAGGTTACGAACATGATTTTTTTAGGATGTATGGTTTTTTTTAACTGAAACTTTTTGATGATGGCTTGTAGCCTGTTCATCCAACTGTTCTTGTAAGGTACGGGTGGTAATTTCATCGTTTAAAGCTTCTGCGGTATCCCGCCACTCTTGGGCAATTAAACTAATTTTATCAATGCACTTTTTAGAATATCGCCATTGAAGTATCTGTATTACAATGGCGATTATTATAAGTGCTATCATCTTAAATGATTAAGCTTTTGCTTGTTTAATTAACATGATCCCTTCATACCCTACACGTCTTGCTCTTGCACCAGCTCTTACTAAGAAAGAGTACACATCTGCATATAAAGTTGGGTCGCCAATTCTTTCAAAAGCTTTGGTTGTTCCATACGCAAACTCTACGGCTTCTTCATACCAAAATAAAGCAGCTTCATCATCTGTTGCTGCACCAGCCGCTTCAGGTGTTTTAATAACGCCAGCGTTATCTAAACGAACTACTGTATTTCTTACAAAGATTTTAAAGCCTTGTGTTTTGTACATTACGCCTTCCCGTCTTTCTTCTTCAGTTACTGCATTCATTTCTGTAGCGGTAATTAAATCGCCCGCTGGGAACAATTGCGCTTCCATTTCAGGGGTAATTAAGGCACACATTTTGCCGTTTACCCAACGTTTTTGTTTCTTTAAGAATGTTTTTGCGCCTTGCAAATCTGTTCTTGTTAACGCTTTTCTGTTACCTGTTGCACTTGGTGCTGTTGCTGGTGTATCTGCACCTGTAGTAACTTTTACAGAAGTAGCTGGTAAGGCTGTTGCTGCATAGCCTGTAATTGCCGTAGAAGATAACCAAGAGTAAATGGTTTCTTCTGCCACTACTTCTTTAAGCTTATCCATATCTTCACCTAAAACAGAACTTCTTTTGTCATAAGACAATTCGTGCTTATCTGCATCTTCTATTTTTACAGGATCAGTAGTATATTCATCTAACACATACACTACATCTGTATCGGTACGTTTTCTAATAGTTGCTGGTAAGCTTGATCTATTTTTAACTACGTTTCCACTTCCGCCTGATTGTGGTATATGTACTACACTAGAGTTAATTACATTACCATCTGCTTTGTGCGAGTGTCTTAAAAACTCATTGCCTTTAAATAACTCCTGTTCAATATGGTTTTGCCAAATTTCTACTTGTATTGCCATAGATAAACCTACGTTTTTAACAAAGCTTAATGCTGTACCTGTGGCAAAAGCTACTGCCATAGAACCAACCACCACCATTGGCGTAATTGGTGTAAAGAAAGATGCTACCAATAGCACCACCAACAAATTAAAGATGAAGGATTTGATTTTAAACTGTTTCATAATATTAATATTGATTTTTAATTTTGGGTTTACTGTTCTTAATTTTTAGCCTTTGACGTTAATTTTAGCTTGGGTACTCTGTACCGAATTTTTCTTTAAACTTTGCCTTAAATACTTCAGGCAATTCAGCTTTTAAGGTTTCTAGTTTTCCTGTAGTATCTAATTCGTCATAAGACAATTTTACCAAAGGGTTTTCTGCATCTTCTTTGGCTTTTAACAACTCCATTACAGATTTGTTTTTTGGCAAAGCATCAATGATTTCTTTACCTGTTTCAGGTGCTTCTGCCATTAGTTTTTCATACTTTGGGGCATCACCTACAACAATTTTACCTTCTTGCACAGCCAAGGCAACAAAGGCTTTGTTTTCTGCTTTTTTGGTATCGGCTTTTAACTGTACCAATTCATCTTTTGCAGTTTGTGCAGCAGTTTCAGCAGTTGCTATTGCTGCTGTTAGCGTAACAATTTCTGCTTTTGAATCTGCCGTTAACTGTACTAACTTTTGCACAGCTTCTTCTACTGCTGTTTCAGTTTCTAAAGTTGCAGAAAGCCCTAAAGCTACTGCACCAGCACTTAATTTTACTATTTTCATTTTATTCTCGGTTTTTAAATTTTCTTGAATTTGATCTAAAGAAAGCGTAATCAGTTCGCCACTTTCATTGCATAGGCTTACCGCCATTGTTTCTGAATTACTACCTATATCTGCTAAAGAAACTTCTACAAGTTTACTTTCTAACAACCATAAATCGCCAGCTTCATCTTTACCCCATTTTAAAGGCAGTAAACCAGCAGAACACATACGCATTACATCATTTTCTACTTTGTCATAGTATTTTAAAGCGTAATCGTCTTTATCATCAAAAGAAGGTGTACCATATAATTTTTCGTCTGCAAAATGCAAATCAACAAAACCACCTAAAACCCCAGCTTCGTTTCTGTTTGTGCCTGTAGGTCTTTGGTGCATTAATAGCATTATAGGATTTGCTTGATAAGCTGTAATATCAATACCACTCGTTAAAACACGAAAACCTTTATCGTTTTTAACTTGGCTAGAAATCACAAATTTTTTACTGCTTTTTTTCATAAGTATTCGCTATTGAACACTACAAATAAAAAGCAGTTTTTTAGGGTAAAAAAATTGGTAATCTGTAAGCTATCAGTAGGGTGTACGTTAAGCATACAGTAGGGTGTATGCTTACAAAAACTCAATTTTTAATTACTATATAGTTGGTGCAAATTTGCTTGTATATAGCTGTAAAATGAGAACCAAAAGACGTACTAAAAAAGAATTAGAAAAGCTAAAAGGCTGGGCTAAAAGCTTAATTACCAAAGAAGGACATACCCAACTTTCTGCGGCTGAAACTGTAGGCGTTTCTGCTACCACTATGAATAAGTGGTACAATGAAGGCAAATGGGATCAACTAGAAAAAAACATTTTGCTCACAAGATCAGAACAGTTGGCAAACCTCTATAAAGAACTAGAGCAGTTTAACGCCTACATACAAACCAAAGATGAAGGTTTCCGTTTTGCAGATAGCAAAGAAGGCGATGCACGTAGCAAGCTGATGAAGAACATTGAGCAGTTTGAAGAAGAAGCTTCTTTGCCCGAAATTATACACAGTTGCCAAGGTTTGTTAGAGTTTACAAGAAAAGTAGATTTAAAAGCCGCACAAGAGTTAAGCAAGTATGTAGATGGTTTTGTAAAAAGCAAATTGTAAATGAATAAAGCACAAAAGAACCAAGCCGTAAAAGATTGGGATAAGTATTTAAAAGACTTAATTCGTGCTACGGTTGTAGATAGTAGCGAAACCCAAGAAGACAAGCTAAAACGTATAGAGCGTTTGGAAGCCAATGATGAAGCGTGGTTTAAATACTATTTCCCAAATTATTACAGTTCAGAACCAGCACCTTTTCATAAACGCTCTACAAAGCGAGTTATGGCAAATCCTGAATATTACGAGGTAAGAGCGTGGAGTAGAGAACTCGCAAAGTCTGCAAGAACTATGATGGAAGTTACAAAGCTGGTTTTAACCAAAAAGAAACGTTTTGTAATTATAACTTCTGCTTCTGAAAGTAGTGCTGTAAAGCTTTTAAAACCTTACAAGATAAATTTTGAAAGCAACCAAAGAATTATAAACGATTATGGCACACAACAAACTTTTGGAGATTGGACGGATAGCGCATTTAACACAAAAATAGGGGCAACCTTTGTGGCATTAGGTGCAGGGCAAAGTCCTAGGGGTTTGCGGAACGAAGAAGTAAGACCAGACGTTATTTTGGTTGATGATTTTGATACAGACGAAATTTGTAGAAATCCAGACAGAGTGCAACAAAATTGGGATTGGCTAGAACAAGCCTTATTTGCCACACGTTCTATTTCTAAACCCTTACTAATTATTTTTTGTGGTAATATTATTGCGGAAAATTGCTGTATAAAAAAAGCCTTTAAAATAGCCAAGAAACTTAAAAAAGGGGCATCTGCACAAATCATAAATATTCGGGATAAAAAAGGGAAATCTACGTGGGCAAAGAATACAAAAGAAATGATAGATCGGGTACTATCTTTAATCTCTTGGGCATCGGCTCAAAAAGAATATTTTAACACCCCAATTACATTAGGTAAAGTATTTAAAAAAATACATTACGGTAAAATGCAACCCCTAAACAAATACAAGTTTTTAGTAGCCTATACAGACCCATCTTATAAAAAGAATGGCGATACCAAAGCCACTGCATTACTGGGCAAATACAAAGACGAATACCACGTTTTACAAATGTTTTGTGCCAACACTACTGTAGCCAAAATGTTAGA